TGCAGACGACTCATCGAGTCCAGCATCCCTCAATTGCTGTGCGGCTAGGAACAACTCCTCATTGCGTTGCCCCTCATGCGCTCCGTTTGTTATGAATTGCTGTGTTCGTGTTGGTAGTTTCATCTTTCCTTTCCCTATGGCATTTAAAGCACACAGTAGTTAAGTTTTCTAAATCCATCGCTCCTCCATCTGCAACAGCGACCTTGTGGTGAATTTCCAAATTATCATCTGCGCCACAAATCGTGCATTTGTTATTACATCTGGCAAGGACTTTTCTTCTTGTGCTTGTCCAGGTTGATATGGTTTCGTGCCAATCCTCAATCTTGTTCCAAGATGTTTTCTTTCTTGAATGCAACCATCGCATAAAAACATTATGCGTTTCAGTCGCCCTAATATATCCCTTTCTGTACATCGACAGGAACATATCGGCACAATCAATTGCTCCGCTTATATAGGCGCGATCAATATCGTCGCTTATGAATTGTGGGGTTTTTATTGACGCAAGCTGTGAATAGCTTTGCGGTCTGCTTGTCGATGGATCAACACTTCTGAACCACCGAATGATTTCTTCATCGGTCATTTGCTACCAACCTTTCTGCCTGCTTCTATATCACTACTATTTCTGTTTGCAAGTCATGTCCCTTTGTTTCAGATGTGGTTAGTAGCACACAGCCGCAGGATCTCCCTGCGTACCATTCGGGACATTGTCTTCATATCAAAATTCAAACTGGCTGCTGATTCAAGAGGGGAACAACACACTATTCAGACACCCCGCCACAGGATCTCCCTGCGTACCACATCGCCAGTTAGTTATTTGTTCTTCAAAGCTTCCAATACCTTGTCAACTCTATCCGCCGATTGCCAAGGCAAGGTAGTGTGTCCACACTTGGGGCATCTGTGTAGGTCGAGGTCTTTAATAGTTTCACCTCCTATATGGTAGTCCTCGACTATTGCCTCATAAGTTCCTTTCCAGCATTCGGCACACAAACCCTTCGGTGGGAGCATACCATTCTCCATGGCAAGCTCGTCCATACCCTTCAGCATTCTATCCGAAATATCAGAAGGTCCATCCTCAAGCCAGCAATCGTCTTGGGTTACGCAAAGGGTATAGGTTTCTTCGCCCCAACGGAACTTTACTTTATTCATTTCTTCTCCTCATGTTGCTTATCCTCCAACTCCATCGCCTTCTTGCTGGCCTCAACAATATCCTCGGCCTTGATGTTGCGTAGTGCATTGCACCACATCTGAGTCTTAGGAGTCTTGTTCGTCGCATCCTTACACTTAGCTTGGGGCAACCCAGCGTGCGGACGACAAGGCGCGTGTGGGCAAACATCTGGCTTAAACACCGATACGTTGAGAGGGTAGAATTGCATTCTGTCAATTGGGTCGTAGCTGCCCCACAGCGACACGCACGGCGTGTTCAGCCCAGCAGCGATGTGATTCACAGAGCTATCTGGAGCCACAACAAAGTCAGCGTTGGCTACCACTGGGAACAGCGATCTGATTGCCTTCGTCGTGTTAAACAAATCAATGACGCGAGGATGATCTACATGGAAATTGTTACTGTTATCCAGCCCAATGATTACTGCGTGATGTTCTGGATGAGCTTCCAGCAACGCCAGCACCGCCTCCTGCCCCATCGTTGGCGGGTAGGTGCGAGTTGGTCCACTCGAAGAAACGTGATAGGCAAAATACTTTTCAGGCAATGGCCACCTACCCAAAGCCTTCAGCTCTTCATGGTCAGGCTCAATTAGGTGCAGGATAGGCTTACAATACTTCGCCATCGTCTTCTCATCCCATACACCCATCCACTCGTAAATGCGCTTGTAGCAGTTGCCAGGACCAGTCCCAAGCTTTGTATCCCCAACCTGCCCGCTGAATAGATCGTCCGTGGGCAAATGACTATCGTAGCTAGTCCACGCCTCAAGCGTGCAAGGCAGCGGATATAACTTTGCCCCCAGCCCAGCGTAAAGAGGCAGGTTGCGAGCAGGCGCATAAACATCTACCACCCCACCCGACTCCTGCACCAAGTAGTTTACGAATGCTGTGGCAATGATTGCATCCCCAATCGCACCAGCCCGATACACGGCTGTCGCTCCACCAACCGACCTGCCTTTGTAGTACGGCTTAATTTTGTGTGGGCATGGAATAGAGTCAGTCCATATTCCACCAGTAAGTTCATCTGGGAGAACGTAAGTGTTGCGAACGTGAAGTAAGTTATCATCCACCTTGTGGATTGAGTTTGTGTTGTTTGTCCATAGTTTCATTTGGTTTTCTCCTCTATAATAAAGAACACAGCAAGAATCGCTGTGACTGCTGCAATAACCGCAATGGCAACAAGAAGCTTTCCTATTGCCAATCCTGCCCCGACAATGATCCAATCGTATAGTGCGCTCACTTGGTTTGCCTTTTTATTTATCCTTTGAGTGCGAGTCAACACTTTCCTCAATAATCTCCTTACAAATCAAAGCTGCAGCATCCACCATCGTAATTATCTGGATCATGTCGATGGCGTGGCCATGAGAAGCGCGATCCCTCTCCACCACCAGTTTTTCTCTGGCAGTGAGAAGGATGTCGCGCCCCCACTTGAGGCGAGCTTTTGCCTCTGATTGCATTACGAGCCTGACCGCATCCTAAACTTGCGAGGCGATTTGTTACTCTTACCAGCAGCAGAGAGTGCTATCGCAATCATCTGCTGACGCGAACGAGGCTTACCGCCTGCTCCACGCTCCTTGCCCTTCTTGCGGTTATCCGCTGCTAGTTCGCTCATATTCTTCGATACGTCTTTGCCTAATGGCATACTGACCTCCTATGCTGTTTCTTCACCAACCACATCATCCCATGTGGCTTCTTCTCCATTCCATACCTGCGATTGCGTTCGCAACCACTTAGGCTTTTCGGATTGAGTGGTGAAGCTTGATTCGCGCCAAAGCACATTGTTACCTGGAACAGCCGTCATCCGTCCATTGTTAAGTGCGATGAAATGGTGTGACTTGGTTTGACTTGGCGACATGGAGAATCCATCGCCATAAGGCTCGGCTGTGAATAGATAGCGACCAACCTCCCAAGTTTTCTTGTTTGCGATCCATACCTTGCAGGACAGCCCCATCAGATACTCGTATTCGATTGTCGTAAAGTTCCAGCCAAAACAATCCCATCGCTGTGCATCGTTAATATCCCAATCCATAATTGCAATGTCGCCATGAGCCAGAGCGTGTAGTGGCAATCCTCGGTACAACGCACCACACTTAAGCATAACAGTGCAACCCCAAGCTCGTCCAGGTACTGCGGTTAGACCGAACCATACAGCGTCCTCTATGCCTTGCTTTTCGCCATCAGACACAAACTCCATGTCGCATTTGACATATAGGTGGCGTGGCAAATTAGCAGCGTGTGTCATTCCTTACCCCAGAACAATGTCAGCAATCCAATGCAAATTGCTATCACTGCAAACAAGTTAATTAAATCGTCAATCGTCATCGCCAGCTAGGTCCAGTCAGCCAAGCCACCAACACCCAGCGAGTACCCCAGATTGGTGCACGCGCCCTGTGTTCAATGTAGGATGGGAACCAGCAACCTGCTCCCTGCTCGCGTGCAAACTTGGAATCAATCATGTCGGCCTTAACCTGTAACCCACCACCAATGTATTCGTGTGGTGCGGATAGGTTGACTACTGCGGTCAGCTTGCGATCAGAACCAGTGTAGGTATCGAAGTGCCACCAGAACTGCTGGAGTGGATTGTATTTTAGAATCTGCAACTGCTGCATACCAGTAACATCAAACCTCCAATGTTCTGCGTTAATCGAATCCGTGATTTCACGCATTATATTGTAAATCCAATTATTATGCGTTGAGTACGGAATCCAACACGAACTGCAACTTCTAGCGAACGATCTTCGGGAAGTTCCGTCCTTGTTCAACACAGTCGCACGCTTCATGCCTATCACTTCCGCATCCTGCCGAATCATCATGCACTGGCTTGGGGTAAGCACATAGCGATCTACGGATGCGGTTAATACTTTTTGTTTGAATGTTTCGATCATAGTATGTGCTCCTTTAGATATTCAATTAACTTGGCCACAATAAAAACCCCAGCGCATACAATGGATATCATCACGGCAAACAGGAATGCCAGCCAAGTAGTAATCCAAACCATGTCTGCGATTGTCTCAAGCAATTGCATAATCATTGTCCTCCAATTTGCGTAGCAGCGTTCGATTGTCGATCCTTATTCCTGAAGCCCTGCACCACCAGGCAACAGTGCCGTTCTTAAAGTCCTTAATTAAATTCTGCACCTCGTGCATATTCTTATATTCAAGAGCATCGTTGAGAGGTACGCCGTGATGATCTCGCACAATCTTCATGCCTTCCACCATCCCACGCTTGCGCAACAACCGCAGGTCACGGATCGCCTGTAATGCAACCTCACCTGCCAACTGCTGTAGTCTTTCATCGTAGTCTCCCTTGGTTAAATGCGTTGATCTCATTTGCGTTTGCGTTGTGCCTTATGCCATTTCGCATAATCGTTCCATTCCTGACAAGCTAAATCTGCTTCTTCTTGTGAATCGAATAAATCAGTGAGTGGCGGGAATCCATTTGGCGGCCTCGACCCCCACAGCCTCGGACCAATCACATTTCCAGCCATCGTATGAAGTCGGAACTTTCCGCACTCCTCGACGACCTTAATCTTGGTCATCGTCCCAGCTCGACTAGCTTTGCATCGTCAGCCTTGATCTGCTCGCCAAGCTTAACCAGATCGTTCGATTGCCCAGCGTAGTGAATGCAGAATGCGTCCTTGTGCCGATCCAACCCAAAGTGCGACTCAACGCTGGTCATGCAGTTGTAGGCTGGGTCAAGATTATCAATCGGGACATTCCACAAATGAATCATAATGTTCATCCAGGTCTGTTCGGCAAAGTGGTTAGGCAGCAAGCCAAGCGGAGGCATTGACAGCACGCCAACAGCCTTGGATGAAATTACAAACACGCCAGTGTTGACGTAGAATCTTGGATCAATCCTAGCTCCGAACGCACTGGCAAGCTTGCCCATCTCGTACTTGCGATCAAGGAAAGCACCCTCGTCGAATGCGGAAAACATCTCAACTTCAGCACCAATCTCATCGCAGTCGTTGGCAATCAAAACATCGCAGTCAACAAACGTAATCTGCTCATAGCCCTTTGTGGCCATGATGTTACCGATTGCGGATTTGCTGTACTGCACTGGCTCGACCAACGGCTTCTCCAATGCCATGAAGTCAATCTTGTGACGCTTGCAGTAAGCTTCCATCCTCGGTTGCGTAAGCTCTAGTATCTTCTTCCAGTCATCACCGAAAGCTTGCGTTACTAATCCTTTTTTCATTTTTTTAATTTTCTCTCCAATGATTTTTTAATTACATATTCAATTACAGCTTCTTTATCAAATTTTAACAATCTTAATCCAGTCCGAAACAAAGCCGTTTCAGTCTTATCATCAAAAGTTACATCGACAATAACAGACTTGGGTGCTGGCCGTGATTTGCCAAATTGTATAACTCCAAGTTTCATTTTACGTCTTTCCATATTTTACTGTGTTCATCAAGTCGAAACGACCAGAACATCATTCGATTGTAGAAGCTGTACCCATATCCAAACCGCATTAGCGTTAGGCTGACAATATCACCAATGTGATAACAGATCCAAGACAAAGTTATCTTCATTTGTCGCTACAATCGTAATCTTCCCAAGTGAACTTCCAGCAGGCTTCGACTGCTTCATCTCGAGTTGGGTAGGTATCGAAGTGGGACCAATCCTCTTCTCTGCCTTCACCAGCCTCGTCAATGTAAACAGCCCACTCTGGCTTTCCGTCTTCGTCAAATTCTTTTTTTATCCATCTCATAGTCTTGGTACTTCCTTTCTTATTTGAGCTAACACGAATAGCGACCTTACCAGCGCACGCTCAAGATGGTCAATACTTGTTTCTCCGTTTACATCTGGACAAGGTGTTGATTTGTGAAGTTGCATCTGTGCTGTGGCTAGGTGGCGAATCGCTCTGGCAATATGGTAATCGTGCGTAGGCCGATCTTTCTCCAACCAATCGCCGTAGGCTGACTTATCCGACCCCTTCCCCATCACGCGCCAGACTATCTCCTGCGCAGCGTTGCCCATTTCTTGGATTGTAGGTGCGGTCATAACTTCATCCCAGGAGGCGTGTAGCCCTTTACCCAAGACCATACTTTCTGCATCGCGCAGAAGGCAATGCCAGCTTGGTATAACTCGTCTTCATCCCAGACCTTCGTTGTCAGATTGGTAGCATCGTTTGATGCTAGGACCACCGACACGCAGGCGCACTTGGGGTTCTCGCTTGCCGACCTATAAGCCCACAATTGGGCAATATCAGTCTCGAAAAATGGCGCATAACGTGGATTGACCTTGCGATTCTTCAGATCAATGATTGCATCGCCAATGTCTTTCAGCTTGACGTAGGCATCGCACCTTCCAGCGTAACCAGCACCGACCAAAGCTTTCTCGCACCAATAGGTTTTCTCGATGTTTGCATCTGACCATTCTTTGAATGTCTTGATATACGGAGCAAGTTTTTCATCTCTGGATACAGGTCTTCCAAGAAGGATGTTCTCCATACATTCGTGCATAAGGCTCCCATGCTCTGCCGCTTTCTTCGTTGACTCCCGCGAGTCCTTGACAATCCTTTTGGCGTACTCTTCAAGTGTTTCATTTTCCTCCTTTGGCAATGTAAGCGACGACATAATTGCCTGTTCAATTTTCCAATTTGTGAGTTGAGGCTTATCCATGATTCCCAAAATTGACGTAACACTTGGATAAAGTCCAAGCTTCCTGGCGTCTGCCACCGTAGTATTGCGCTCATTGCCATTCTTCCCAATAATGACGTGGGCAGATCGCCCCTCGGCATCGTACCAATGACCGCTGCTTTCAACAGCGACCAGCTTGGAACTAGCCGAGGAGCTATCAAACTTACTTGTAATAGTAAGTGCCATATAACCTAGAACGGCATTGCGTTGCCGTTTTCGTCAAGCTCGACCTTAGTGGCCGTGGACTTGCCAGCAGCGGTAGCAAACTCCTTGGAAGCTCGGATTTTTTCCTGCAACCAATCGGGCATATCGTTGAACTGACCAGCCTCACCCTGCTCGATCTCGTAGTACAACTGATCGTTGGTGGTGGTAGCTGGTGCTTTCATGCCCTTGGGTAGTTTGGATGCACCCGCGATGGCACAATATTGCCGACCCTGCTGGCTGGTCTTGTGGATCAGCGTGAGCATAGCTGGCTTGCCAAGTAGGTTCTTCAAGCTGAATGCCTGGAGTTCCTTGGATGTGAAGGTCTGACCGCGCCACTGTTCGAGAAGCTTGCGAAGGCTTGCTTTCTCGCCAAGGCTGCGGGTCTGTTCAATGGAAACGACCATAGGCTTTTGGACTGTGGTGCGTTTGCCATTCTCTTCGACCTCAAACTCATCGGTTTGATCGGGCAACTCGAATGTCAAGCGAACTTTAGGTGTCCACTTCTCTTGGTTGTCCCAATTGGTTTTCTGGTGGCCTAGATCGACTAGGCTGTAAAGAACGCCAACAGTAGCTCCCGCTTCTGGTAGTTTGCGTTCTTGTTTTGCTGATTCACTTAATGTCAATGCCATTGTAGTATCTCCTTTATTTATTTGGGTTTATTATTGGTTGTATGTATTTGGGGGTAAGTTGGTCTGGGCTGTGTACCCAAAAGCCAGCACCGACTGATGTATTGGTGAACTGGCTTGGCACATATTCAATCTTCACATTTGCTGGTGCAATCTGTCTAGCTAATTCGCACACGCTGTCGGCGGTCAGTATGACCAGCCACTCTTTGCGTCCATTCCTGCGGAAGAATACTGCTGGTATCTTACCTTCTGGACAATCCCGCTTTGCCTGCTCCATCCAATCTTCGGCTTTGAGTGCTTGGCAACGCTTGCCTTCGATATGAAATGGAAAGTTCTCGCAAACCACATCCCCGCTACCACCCTCTGGATTACCCGCGAACTGCTGCGTCCTTCTGGCTTTCTGCCAGCCCTGTTCCCGCAAGTAATTTGCTAATTCGCGCTCGCCTGCTGCACCCTTCGCTCGACTATTGATTTTGCCCATTCATTGGGTTTAGCTGTCAACCCATGATGGTGTCGAGATATATTTTAATCTATTTTAGTTCCGCCAAGTTCTATTAGCTTTGCTAATATCCTCATTAAATCGTCTAATCATTGCTATCATGGTGAGTTTTTCGACGATCTTCTTGTTCTTCTTGACCCAAGCCACAGCCTCATCGAAAGATTGCGCATCCTTCAGCCCATCCTCAAACTTTGCCCACGCCTCCTTCTCGGTCATAGGTTCTGAAATACACGCCAGCTCTGACCTGTCGATGGACAAAGCAAAGTTGTGACACTCTTACAGCGTGCAATTGGCAACAGCCAGAAAACATCATCATGCATTCCCCAGCAAGCTACATAATCCACCCCTGTAATCAG